CAAGAGATTTTTGTAAGACATTAATCAATAGAAACTATGTGTGGAGAATTGAGGACATGGAACAAACTCGTAATGACTTTGGTGACTCAGCGTTAGTTTGGAGAGGTGGATTTAATTGTCGTCACGTATGGGCAAGAATTGAATATAAGAAAGATGCTACAATTGTAAACAAGGCGTCAGTAAACAAAGGTAAGGTAACTGTGGGTGGATTCCCAACAGATATGATTCCTGATACAAGAGTATTAGGATATACTCAACCTTCAACTGTAACCTCTAAGACAGCAGCAAACCCATCACCATCAACGGTGAGAAACTTGGGATTGTCAAAAGAAAAATTTGAGGAGGATTGTCCAATTGCTACACAAGATGTTGAAACAAATTTAAAGAATAGACAAAGAGCAATTGATGAGGCACACTATGGTCCATTAAATCCAAATGAACCAAATGAGGAATATTGGAAAAAGAAAGCGGACATGTTTGGTGGTGATGTTGAATCAGCAAAGAAAGCATTATGTGGAAACTGTGCGTTCTTTGTAAAGACACCAAGTATGTTACAGTGTATTGCGGATGGTATAAATGATATTAATGAATTAGATACTATACAAGTAGCAAACATAGGTTACTGTGAAGCATTTGATTTTAAATGTGCGGGAGCAAGAACATGTGACGCTTGGGTTGTTGGTGGTCCAATAACTCAAGAAGACATGGGTTATGATGTTGGTGGTATTGGTGGTTATGTTGATCCTGGCGTTAAGACAGGTCAGACAGGTAATACTATCTCAAAGTCATTAACTCCTCCAACTCTATTTGAAAGTCATTCAGATTATCCTGAATCAGTTAAGAATAACGCTAAGGCAGTATTGAAATATGTGGAAGAAAATGGTTGGGGTTCTTGTGGAACTGACGTGGGAAAACAACGTGCTAACCAACTCGCAAAGGGTGAACCCATCTCGGAAGACACGATACGTAGGATGTATAGTTACCTATCAAGACACGCAGTAGACTTAGAAAGTTCTAAAGGATACGGTGATGGATGTGGTAAATTGATGTACGATAGTTGGGGAGGTAAGTCAGCACTAAGTTGGGCTGAGGCTAAAGTCAAAGCTATGGATAAAGAAAAAATGTCCAAACAATATTTCCAAGCTGATGATGAGAAAAGAATTGTGTTAGGACCAGCAATGATACCTGACCAAAAGATATTCCGTAAAGACGCAATGGGTAATCCTTACTATGTGTTCTTCTCTCCTGAAACGATTAAGATGATTGCTGAGAAGTATATGAGAAATAAGTACACAGATAACAATGACCAAATGCACGATGGTAAAGCGGTTAAGGATGTGTATGTAGTTGAGTCTTGGATTAAAGAAGATGAAAATGATAAATCAACAAAATACGGTTACGGTGATTTACCTATTGGTACTTGGTTTGTTTCAATGAAAGTAAGAAATGATGAAACTTGGGCTAAAATTAAGGAAAAGAAGCTAAATGGCTACTCAGTTTCTGGATTTTTTGAGGAGGTTGCACAGTTCTGTAAAGAGGAAATGTTCCTTCAACAAGTGGCTAAAATCCTTAGTGAAATCAAGGAATAAAATAAATTTGGGAATATATACTAATTTATATATTTAATAATAGAACAATAAATTAAAACAAATAAAATAAATTATGTCAAATTCAAAAACCGCAATTAGTGAAATAAAAAAATTGATGGTTCAATTTGGTTTCTTAAACGAAGAATCAGTAATGGCTTCTTTCAAGTTAGAAGATAATACAATTTTACAAGCTAACAAATTAGAAGTTGGTGAGAAGATTGTTAAAATCAACGAAGCTTTTGAACAAGTAGCTTTAGAAAATGGTTCTTATCGTTTGGTTGAAAACTTCAACATTGAAGTAGTAGACGGAGAAATTAAATCTGTATCTCATATTTTTGTTGATGCTAAATTGGTAGATGGTACTGCAATCAAAGTTGAAGGTGATAGTTTAGTTGAAGGTGCTAAGGTAGTAGTTGTTACTCCTGATGCTGAGATTCCTGCACCAGACGGTGTTCACGAATTAGAAGACGGAACTAAAGTAGAAACTAAAGACGGTATTATTGCTAAGATTGAAGAAGTAGTTGGTGAGGAAGAAGCACCAAGCGTTGAAGTTGAAGTGGAAGCAGGTAAAAAACCTATGGAAATGGAAGAAGAAATGTTAGTTATGTTAAAAGACTTCATCTACAAAATGGGTGAAAAAGTATCTAAAATGGAACAAAGTTACAGTTCATTACAAGATGAATTTAATCAGTTCAAAAAAGAACCAGCAGCTAAAAAGATAGCTAACGGTAAAACAGATTTCAATAAACAAATTGGTGATGAATTAGACTCTAAATGGTCTGCAATTCAAGCACTAAGAAATAAAAAATAATTAAAAATAAAACAAAATTATGAAAATTTTATCAAGAGAAGAATTTGCGTATGACGTTGCCTCAATTGGTTCTTATGTAGACCAAGTAGGTGGTGAGTTATTGTCAAAAGCACTTATCGGTGCAACAACTCCTAAATACGTAAATGTTCGTTTAGGTATCAAAGGTACTCAAGCTTTGAACTTATTAAACTCAAATATCGTATTTGAAAGTGGTACTTGTGGTTGGGATACTAACACAGGAACTACAACAACTTTCACACAAAGAAACATTACAACTTGTGCTGAGAAGTATAACGAAGCTTTATGTTACAAAGATTTGTATGATACATACCAATCAATGTTAATGGCTCCAGGTCAAACATCTGAAACCGTTCCATTTGAACAACAAATTGCTGAGTTGAAAGTTAAACAAATTCAACAAAGAATTGAACAAAAATTATGGAAAGCTACTACAGCTGGAAGTGCTGACTGTTTTGATGGTTTCTATTACTTAATTGCAACTGGTACAACAGGTGTTGCTAACTCAAGTGGTACAACTTTCACAACTGCAGCTTATGGAGTTAGTGGGAATCCTATTACGGAAATTGACAACCTAATCAACGTATTATCTGATGATGCAATGTCTCGTGAAGATTTACGTGTGTTTATGTCTTATGCAAATTTCCGTAAGTATGTACAAGCTTTAACTAAAGAGAACTTCTTCGCTAATTACATCGGTTCTGCTGATATCACTGCTGATATGGTTGCAATCCACCCTAACACTAACGTTAAAGTTATTCCAACTATTGGTTTGAATGGTTCTAACAGAGTTGTTATTGGACCTGCTGAGTATATGGTTGTAGGTTTTGACTTAATGTCTGACCACGAGAAATTAGTTATCTGGTACTCAAAAGACTTTGATGAATTACGTTTACGTGCTAACTATAACTATGGTGCACAAATCGCGTTATTCGGTTCAACAGCTTACTTCGCTACAAACAACTTAGCGTAATTAAAATATTAAGGGGGAGTAAAATCCCCCCTTTAAAAACATAAACAAAAAAATTAAATATATAAAATATGTCTTGTTATATAAATAGTGGTGTAGCCTTAGGATGTTCTGATGGTATTGGTGGTATAAAATCTATTTGGGTTTTAGGTGCTACTGGTTCAACAGTTGCACAAGTAACAGGTTATACTACATCAGGTACAACTTCAACTGTCCCTTACGGTGCAATCACCGAAATTGATGGTTCAGGAACTTGGTTCAATTTTGAGTTAAAAAGAAACACTTCTTCTTTATCACAAAATACAACTAAGTCATTTGAGAATGGAACAATTTTCTACGAACAGGTTTTAACTGCCGTATTATTCCGTTATTCTCAGGAAAAAAGAAACCAATTATTGGTATTAGGTCAAAACGATAACATCAAAATTATCGCACAAGACCAAAACGATGAGTTCTACTACTTAGGTGATGTTAACGGTATGTACCTTTCAGGAGGTTCAGCTGCAACAGGTACAGCCTTCGGTGATAGAAATGGTATGGAATTGATTTTCACAGGTCAAGAACACGATCCAGCTAACACAATCGAAGTAGCGTCAGCAGCAGCTTTAGAAGCAATGTTGGCAGCTAATGGATTTACAGTAGGATAACATAAAAAGGTAGTCCTGTTGTGGGACGAATTTCTATATTTCAATCCATCTAAAAGAGGGGCTTCGGCCCCTTTTTTTTATCTATACCATTTCAAAGTGATTTTTTTTATATTTAGTTATATAGACATCTTATGTTATACATTCAAAAAGGACAACAAAACGTATTGGTACTAAACATTAATAATAATGCTAGACCAGAATTTACAAGTTATGACTTAGTGTTCACACACATTATGTCAAAAGAAGTTAAGACTTATTCGGTGGATACAACAAACCCTGCTGAATATTCACAAAATATTCGTTATTGTGAAATCACATTAAACCTTCAAGACGCAGGTGAAGACCTAAATTATGAGGGAGAATATCAATTAAATATTTTTGGACAAGGTGGTGGTTATACTGATGTACCTGTATTTGTAGGAATTGCAATATTACAAGGAACAGAAGAAGCACCAGCGTTTACAGAATATATTTCACCTAATGAGGTTAACGAAAATTACATATATATACAAGATTAATTATGAATGAAAATATAAAAAAATCAGAGTTTCAAAAAATAAGTTTTCAAGTAGCTTCAATGCCAATTTTCTCAGAAGTACTACAACGTAGTCCTTGGGTATATTATGGCGAGAATAACTTATTACCACAATACTTTATAGGATTATACGATAACTGTGCAATACATAAAGCGGTAGTTACTTCTAAGGTAAATCAGATAATGGGTGATGGTGTAGTATCATTAAACAACCCAATGGCCACAGTTAACTTTATTAATCCAAAAGAAAACGTTTCCGAAGTAATGAAGAAATGTGTTTTGGATTTTATGTTATTTGGTGGATTTGCTTTAAATATAATTTGGGCTAAAGACCACAAATCTATTGCTGAGATTTATCACGTAGATTTTTCAAGAGTTAGAAGTGGTAAGTTAAATGACGATGACGAAATTGAACATTATTATTATTCATCAGATTGGACAAACATAAAGAAATATCCACCTGATGAATATCCTGCTTTCAATCAGAATAATAAAGATGAAAGTCAAATCTATTATTTCAAGTGTTACCAACCATCTTTAACATACTATCCAATTCCTGACTGGTCAGCTGGTCAACGTGCAATTGAAATCAACGTGGAAAGTCTTAACTTCCATATGAACAATTTACGTAAAGGAATGGTACCAAGCCTCTGGATTAATTATAACAATGGCATCCCATCGGAGGACGAACAACGTACTTTAGTTCGTGCTTTAGAAGCACAATATGGTGGAACAGATAACGCAGGACAGGCTATTATTTCATTCAATGAAAGTAAAGAACTCTCTCCTGAAATTACACAAATTCCACGTAACGATAATGACAACTACTATCAAGTATTAAACGATGATATTACAAGAACAATTTTATCAGCACATAGAGTTTCTTCTGCTGAGTTATTTGGTATTGCAACCTCAGGTAAATTGGGTGGAGGTGATGAGATTACTGAACATTCTGAGTACTTCCGTAAGATGGTTATTATGCCATATCAAAATGAAATACTACCAGTGTTTAACAAATTGGTAAGTCTTAAGTTTGAAAAACCAACAACGTTTGAAATCAAACCTTTATCATTATTCTTGACTGGTGACATTACAGAAAATCCAACGGTTATTGATACACCTGTGACACCTGTTGAAGCTGAGGCTATCCCTGTGAATGAGAATATAAAAGGATTGAAGGGTCGTGAATATCAAGGATTACTACGTATTGTACGTGAATATAACAAAGAAAAAATAACAAGACAACAAGCTATGCAGATGTTGATGAGTGGATTTGGTCTATCTCAAGAAGATTGTATTGCGTGGTTAGGAGAAGAAGAACAATTAAATTATAACTAATATGGGTGTATTATTAATATCAGAAGTTAAATTAAAAAACTTCACAAATATCAATAAGAATGTTGATATGGACGTACTCAAAAGTGAGGTCCAAGTTTCTCAGGATATTGACCTTCAAACAATTTTGGGTACG